AGGTCGGCGGCGGTCTCAAGCCTCTGCCACACCTCGCCGTCAGCGTCAGGCTGTACCGCTCCGGCGTCTGTGCCCTCTCCGTTGTCTTTCAGCGCGAGATACAGAGAGCCGGAATAGCCTATTACAGCCCCGGCAGGGTAGTCCGCAGTGGCGTCGTAGGAGTAGACGCCGCCGCGCTCGTAGAAGTACAGCCGCTCCATGATCATCTTGAAGAGCGCGTTGAAAGTCGCGCGCTCCGGAGCCTTGCCGCCTGCCGCGAGAGCGAGCTGGTAGATAGCAGGGAAGAAATCAGCGAGCGAGGGATAAAGCGAGGAGCCTTCCTCCTGGATCTCGCTGATGTCAGCCGCATTGCCGGGGACAACGCCCCATTTTTTTGGTTCTGTAAAGACTGCCATAAATATCTCCTAAAGTTTTGTTATGCCGTATGTCGCAAACGTGCCGTTGTTGAAATTCTGGAGCTCCGGCGCGCCCGCAAAGCCGAAAGTGGGCGTTATGACTTGATACATCTCAAGCCCCACGCCTGCCGGAAGCCACGGCAAATTGTCAAGTGCCGCCTTGTCAGACTCCGAGAGCGGCGAGAGTATCAGCACGCGCAGAACCATAGTGCCCGTATGCAAAATCTGGATATCCGCGTCGGGAAAGAGCAGCTTCACCATGTGGTTGAGGCCTGCGAGAGACGAATTCGAGATGTTGATGAGCGCCTTAAGAAAGACATAAGTCCGGTACATCGTGTCCGCGAGCTCCACCTTGCCGTAAATCGTCTTGTAGAAAGGCGCGTTGCCGAAAGAGTTCAGCCTCTCGTTTTTGACGCCTTCCGGCGGATCAAAGCCGAAGTAAGGCGTATCGTCATCGACAGCGAGGTATGACCGCCCGATAGCAACTATCCTGCCCCACACATCAAGGCCATAGCCCTCGGCCGTGCGCGGATTGACCAGCTTGCGATACAGCAGGTCAATGTCGCTCTTCGGATTTATTGCCTGCCAGAAGGCGTCAATCACCGCCCTCATGCGCTTTGAAGTCGCATACTGAGACTGAACCGTCTCCGCGATATCCCACGTGTCAAAAGATGTGAAGTCTTTCATGGCAGCACCTCGACTGTGATGCGGTCTGAGGTCAGCGAGGGATTGCCGGTGATGGGCATGTAGGCCGTCTCACTCCATGACTGCCCGTCAGCCGACACCTGGATCTTTACTACCTGCGATATGCCGGAGTCGAGGACGGAGGGGATAAACCTGGACGCCAAAACGGTATCGCCCGGAGCCACTCTGAGGATAGGATCTCCGCCGATTGTCGCGGTGCTCTCTCCGTAGAAGTTGTCATAGACGGCAGATTTTACGGTCTTTTCGTACTCATCGGGCAGGCTGTCTTTGCCGGCCAGCGTGACCTTTACGTATACATCGTACTCTTCCGGCCTGTAAAAGGTTACCTTCTCAACAGCCTTTGTCGCGCTGTCGGTAACTGATACCGTAGTGTTTCCGTTGTAGTCGCAGCCTGCGGAGCAGCTGTTGTAGATGGCTTCTGCGATGTCCTCGTCAGTGCCACCGACAACAGAAACAAAGATGCTGTGCGCCTTGATGAAATAGCCGTCGGTCTCGATGGGGACGTTCGTCTTGTTCTCCCTGACGATGCAGGAGACCACGTTGGAGCAGTTGGCGACACGCGCGTAGACTGCCGCGATGGTGCCGCGTGAGTTCAGCCCGACAGACGCGTAGCGCCTTGCCTCAAACGCTCCCTGCGTCTCGGCGTTCTGCCCGACGGTTGCCGCCTGTGGATTGACCGCGGTGTCCCAGCCAGCGACCATTGTGTTTATCCTGCTGAGAGTTCCGGCGGCGGCGGAGATGAGGCCGGAGGACTGGCACTCAAAGACGCACTCGCATGTGCCGTCAGCGCCGATGGTTACAGCCTCGGTGTTTTGCCAGACGGTATCATCGGCAGTGCTCATGACCTGAGCGGATACAGGTATGACCGTGTCGGGCAGGCCAGTGCACTTAATGACCGCACTTGACGCGATGGCAGGCTTGCGCTGCAGGAAGTAGATTTCAGCGAGCGCGTCCTGGAAGATGCCCGTTGCCTTCAAGGGGTTCAGCATGTTCGCGAGGTACAGCACCTCGCTGTCCTTCTGCACTATCGATGCGGTCTGCGAGTCGACAAGCTGCCCCGCAGGCGTCTCCGGCTCGGTGTTCAGCTCTGCGGTGTTGTCGCTCTTGAAGGCCGCTTTCCACGCCTGCGCCACCGCTGCCCTGACGTCTGACACATCGTCAGCCGAGAAGCCTGTCTGAGGGTCAAATGTCAATGCCATAAGTTTCTCCGTCCTCCATAGTCAGCTGAATGTCTCCGGTGAGCGTCCGCGGCGTGACCGATGAGCCGTCAGGACTCTGCGCATCCTTCTGCGCGAGCACAAGGTCTTTAACCTCTGCTGCCCTGACGCCGTCAACGCCAAGCGCTGCCTGTCTGACGACAGCGCGGAAGACCGACATCGCAGGCTTCCTGCCGAGCGTCAGCGCGAAATGCGGTATTCCACGGTCAGGATCGTAATATGCGTCATTGGTAAAGAGCCTGACCGCGTTGGCGACATTCTGCGCCACTGCGTAGTCTCCCGCCGAAGTCGCTATCCTGCCGTCAGGCGTCAGGCTGAGATCCCAGTCCGCGTCAAGCGTCAGCGTGTGCCCGTATGCCATAGTGCCTCCTTACAGCGGCGCGCTGGTAGTGCCGCCGCTGTCGCCCCTGTGAGTGTGTGAGAGATAAGGCTTGCCGCCGGCGGTCATGTCGCCGGTCGACTTGATGCTTCCGTTGACGGTCACATTTCCGGTGATGTTCACCTCCGGCGCAGTGATGTCAACTTTTTTGGCTGTAACCTCTACAGTTTCATCAGACTCTATTTTACAGCCTTTCGGCGCGTGAATGATGACGGTCTTGTCCTGTTTTATCTCTATCCATACCTCCGGTTTTTTGGTGTGGATCGCACCGACCATGACGGAGTCTGACTGGCTGAACTGGCGGTAGGAGCCTGCCGGGACCGGCTCCGATGTACCCTGTTTTATGCCCGATATGTCCTGCTTGCATGACGAGAAGAGCGCGATGTCTCCGGGGACGGGGTCGATGATGAGTGCGGCAATGCCTCCCTGGACCCTGACATACGGCAGCCTGCTCATGCTGGGCATAGGGAGGCTTTTGCCGCTGGCGTCAGCCTGAGCTGTCAGCTGGGTGGCGGAGACGCTTCCGGAACCATCGTCAGAACCCTTGCCGGAGCAGGCGTCAACCCTGCCCACGAATGAGGTGGTCAGCCCGTTCCTGAGCTTCTGCTCCATTGCAAAGTCGAGGGCGTTGTATGCTCCGGTGTCGCTGTACGCGGTATCAAGGCCGCGCTTGGTATGGTCGTCAATCTGTGCCATTACGCGTATTTCCCGTTAGGTGATTTGTTTGGGTAGAAGCCTGTAATCTGGCTCTCCCATGAGCCGTCATTTCCGTTCGCGCTCAGCTTGTGCGTCAGCTTGACGATGCGCCATGTGCCGGAGGCCTTTGGAACAATCGTCTCAAGCTGCACCAGCCCGCCGAACTTAAAGGCAGGGTCAAAGATGGCCTTGCACTCAACGCCGTTCTGCGTGATTGTCGGATAGCCGAGCAGGCCGGAGTCCTTCGAGAGCACGACGGTCTCGCCCTCCCTGCCCGCGCCTGTCGGCACAAGGACTGCCTCGCCGTCGTCCATGATGAGGTCTGCGCCAATCTGGCTGGCGCACTGCTGAGCCTGCTGTACCGGGGAACCGCTGAACACGCAGTCTGAAATCTGGGTGTCAACCCCCTGGTTCTGGAACGTGAACCCCGCCTGCTCCATCTGACCCTTGATGAAGGCGTCAGCCTTCTGCGTGCCGTTGATGGCAGTCGGGCCCTTCGCGATCATGCGTCCGAAGTAACCGACAGACGCCTCCATTTTGAATTTGACGTCCGGTGCGGCATTGAAATCCGCTCCGGCCTTTGTGATTGTGCCGCTGAACACCTGCGAGAACTCGTGGTACTCATCTCCGGCGTAGATGGTCAGCTGGTTGTTCTTCACGTAGAGTGGATCAAAGGCGAGAGTGCTGAGCTGCTCCATGTCCGCAAGCCTCATGCCCGCGATTTCGACAGACGCCTTTCCGCACTCCGGATACGCGAGTTTCTGAATGGAGCAGGTCATGGCAAGGTCTTCAATCGTCTTTGTGTTCCCGCCGTCCTCAAACTCACCCTTGTACAGCTGTATCACAATGCGGAGCTGGCGCCTGACGAATGATGTGTTATTCATCAAGCGCCTCCGTCTCATCATCAGTCAGCCAGTACAGCTGGAAGCGCGTGCCCCACTCAGCAAAAGCCGGAGACTCCTGCGTCTGCGGAGTGCCTGCCTGAGCGTCAATCACGTAAAACTGTCCACGGAAGCCCCTGAGCGGATAGGGGAGTACCGGAGTTGTCGGCTGGCAGAGCATGCCCTCCGCAAGCAGTGTCCGCCCGACGGTGAGGTCGAGGTACATAAATCCGGCACGCTCGAAGACATGGAGCGTGCAGACCTGCCCGTCAAGATCAATCTGCATAGACTGATTCGGATAAGCCGAAAGCGGTATCTGTATCATCTGCTCCTCCTAGCCTTTGATGTAATCCCTGATGGAAGTGATAGCAGATGTCGGTTCTGCTTGTTTTGCCTTTGCTGAGCCTGACGCTGATGCGGTATCAGTGCTCTTTGCCTGTACGCGCCCGCGCTTCTGTTCCGGCGCAACCTTGGTATTCGTGTACTTGCTCTCCACCTGCCGGACCTCCTCGAGGCCGATGTCGATGTACGCCACATCGAGGCCGTCCTCAGGCTTCCGGCTGTACTGGAGCTTGACCATGTTGTAGTCCTGATACACGTTGTCAGGCGTGATGAGTGTCAGCAGGTCGGTCTGTTCCATCATCACCTCAAGATTGACAAGCGCGTCCATGA